ATGGCGTTGTCTGATGCGTGGTTGCGTTCAGTCGTTGGAAAGGAACGTGATAAGGTTTTGGTTAAATCCGATCGTGATGGTTTGTCTGTCAGAGTATCACCGAAAGGTCGCGTAGTGTTCCAATATCGTTATCAATGGGCAGGGAAAGGCGAGCGCCTTGATATCGGAACTTACCCGGCAACTGGATTAAAAGAGGCCAGAGAAGAAGTTATCCGTCTTCGTGGTGAACTCGAGTCAAACCGCAATCCACGATTGGTCAAGCAGGTAGAAAAACGCAAAGCTACTGAAGCCATGACGGTGGAGTCTGTGATCCGTGCCTGGTATGCAGCATATTGTGTAAAAAATAAAAAAGGTTCTGAGCAGATACTCCGCTCATTTGAGCTGCACCTGTTCTCTAAAATCGGGAGTATCCCTCACGATGTAGCTACATTGCATGATTGGTTAGAGGTCCTGGAGCCTCTTAGCACTAAGACTCCAGCAATAGCAGACCGATTGCTAATTAACGCAAAGCAGGCCCATGTCTGGGCGTATAAGAGAAAGCTCATTGAAACTCGCCCGCTGTCGGATATCACGGGTAAAGATATGGATATCCGTAAAGGTCAGAAGAAACGGTTTCTGACACATGATGAAATTAAAATCCTTTATGCTGCGATCGATGGTTCTCGAATGGTTCCTAAATACCGGGCCTTCATTAAACTATTGCTGCATTTTGGTTGCCGTAGTTCAGAGCTAATTACTGCCCGGGTGGATGATTTTGATTTCATAGATAAGGTATGGACTGTACCACCAGAACGACATAAGACTGGGGACATAACAGGCGAACCGCTAAAGCGGCCCATTATTGAACCGGTTGAAGAGCTTATAAAATACGTTATCTCTATGAACAACGGTTCCGATATGCTTTTTACTAAGGAAGGAAGCAGGGAGCCAGTTGGTCGGACATCATTGCAGTCGCTGCCTTACAATTTAATGCAGTTCGCATGGCGACGTTTGGGGTATCAATTTCCTCATTGGTCTCTTCATGATTTGAGACGAACAGCACGAACAAACTTTTCTGATCTTACTGCTCCTCATATTGCTGAAATAATGCTTGGTCATAAACTGCCAGGTGTATGGCAAGTTTATGATAAGAGCGATTATCTAGAAGAACAGCGTAAAGCTTACTGGGCATGGTGGGAGAGGGTTGAATCGATCGTTACTTGTACTGACTTAATCTCCAACGGACAGTTTGCGTAGCCAGAGCGTAATCATATCTGCCAGTCCGCTGCGGATACCTTGTGTACTGGGTTTTTAGCCAGACTACGTTAACCGGTAGCTTCAGTATTTGGGGTGTCGGCAGGAGTTTGATGGTTTATTGGGTTACTGTGGGACTAAGGATGTAGGGATGCCAATCGATGAATTATGAAAAATATCATAGCACAAACAGAAGTAAGGGTTTGCGAACCTTCTGCTACTTAATTTATTATGTGCAGGTGATTTTTAATGTGATGAAGTGTTTTATGACTCGCGGAAACTTTGATTTTATAAACTCTAACGTGGTTTTCTCAGAAGCCGATAAGTCATTGTGGATTGATCTCATTAACACCGATTGTATTTGGTATGATATGATAATTAATCCTCCTGATGATATAAGAACAAATAAGATAATAAAGAACTATCTCAGAATTATGGAAAAATATACGAGGGAAAGCTGTGAAAAGAGATTTATTTATTTCTTAGGTTCAAGAAAAAAAGTGAGGTTTTCAACCAAGAAACAGCCTAGGTATAACCCATTCACAAAAAATATAGTATTCACTCTGTTGATTGGCAAAGAAGAGCGAAAGCTTCGGATAAAATATTCCTTTTGCACGTTTACGCAGAATGGGGTAGTGAAGGTAACTCCAAATGTTAGAGTAACTGAGAAGTTTCTCTACATTGAATATGAAAATGGCAATTTATGTGTGATGTCAGTTCATGATTTCGTAAACGGACATTATATTGATTTAGGAATTCATACAGAAGTGCATTACGTAGGATATACACGTCATCCGCATCGGCGCCCTGTTGATTTTATTCACCGTGGCTTATCAAAGATGCTGTATAGCGTTTCAAATGACGATAATGATTTTTTTGTTTGTTTTAGTATATTTAATCCAAGGATTATATCTCTGAATAATAAATGTAATGTGGTCTTTAATATTTCAAATTCTCTACTGGATGAAATTGATGTTGATAATGAGGGGAGAGTTATTGAAAACTGCTTAATACGTTACTTTGATCCTAAGCTTCAAGATGATGACAAGGAAAGTAAAAGGTCAGATTTAAATAAAATGTTTATGGACCTAGTGGAAAATAAAAAAATTAAAAAAATATACGTTAATTTTCAATATGAAAGGAATAATGAGTATTTCTGCTTTTACTCTAAAGTTGTTCCGCCGAAATTTCATCATTTCTTTGTGTTGGATTTTTCTGATGGCAAGATAAATATTGATAGAGACCAGGATATGATGACTCAGATGGCATTGTGCATGGGGTATTATAATTATTAATATTTCGCCTGATGCCAACTCAAAATCTTTTTTGTCGCATCCATTGTGGATTAATATTCAGAGGTAAGGGGTATCTGCGGAATTTATATTTTGCAGGATGAGCATACAATACATGATATAACATCTGTTTTTGGCACAGAGCATATAGTCAGATTATGTTTAGTTCTGTGCCATAGATGGATATTATCTCACCTCTTGGCTAACTCTCATTACTCAATAACTCCCGCAAACCTGTATATCTTGCGTGATGCCCATTTATTTGGGCAGGATTTAATATCAGGATCTGGGAAGTCAGGCCTGTATTTCTGGCCAGTTCTCCTGTTTACGCTGTTCCAGCGAAGAACTGTCGATACTGAAACGCCACAGAAATCAGCGACTTGTTTAGTTGTCATTAAGTTGTTCATTACTTCACCTCCTGCGGCGGCTCCGGTAGCGGCATCCAGTGGGTTACTTTCGATGCCGGTTCTTCCCCATTGTCAGTAACTGCCCACCATTTGTTTCTCGAACAATCGTAATACCCTTCGAAGGTATCGCACTCAGTCCAGCCGTAAGACTTACCCCAACACCAAACATACTGTTTATCGTTCGGCATTCGCTCACTACAGCTTATCCAGCCATCCGTAGTTACCGGAGAATTGCCAGCCTTGCGCATGGCAATCTCCATGATTTCAACCATATCCCCTGGTGGAATTTTACAATGCTGACCAGTATGCCTCTGCTGTCTGGCATATTCGAGGATGTGCTCCAGCTTGGTACGATTAATCATGATTTATCTCCCTTAAGCATGGCAGCGCGGCAGGCATCCTCTACGCCCTTAACTGCATCTGCGCAGTAGTTATAGCGATTGCATTCCACTAACTTCTGCTTGAGATTTTCAATTGATTGCGCGATATCAGCCTGTATTACCGGAGCTGGCGGAACGGCTGTCTGCACTCGAACGTCATCAGGTACTACCGGCTCTACTGCCAACTGACTGGCATATTTGTTAATGGTAACGATAAGCTCTTGCTCGGCCTCATCCAGACAATCACCGATACCTCGCCTGTCACCATCAAAATCATCGAAATCGGCGCGAATCCTGGCAACCTCCCGGATTGCGGACAACACCTCACCAGGAATTACCGTAGAGTTGCCCGATAGTACATTCTGCTCCAGTGATGCCAGTGCAATCCGTGCCAGCTCACGAATCTCACCGCCGTCTATATCGTCAATGTCATCACGGCCAGAAATGTTAGCCAGCCATTGCAGTCGCTCTTTGGTAATAGTGATCATGCCGCGTTTCCTTCTTTCTTATTAACAATTACACCGTCATATATTTCATTAAAGTGCCCTCTCAACTCCATGCGCCTTAATGCAGATAACATGTAATCGCATTCAACCTGCTTATTCCCAATAAAAGGTTTATCTTCAGGGTTACCCCAACAGCAATTCCCCTTGGGCCACCCATGTACTTTCCGTACTCTTCCGTTAACAACGTGAAGTAATCCCCAGCCGAGAGGTAAATCCTCAACTGAAATAATTCCCGGCTCACTAATAAAGAATCGCCAGTCGCCCATGCCAAGTGAGGGATTTTTACGGAAACGCTTTTTTCTATCTGCCAACAAGTCAGCACGAGAACACTTCGCCTCTATCAGGCATGATGCTGAATTTCTGAATCCCATAGCATCTGGCTGTTCTCCGGTACTGGTTACAGCTATAAAGCGGTCATGAAAACAAACCTTGAACCCGTTGCGCTTAAGGAACTTGTACGCAATCTGACAGAGTTCGCGGTGTGTTAACGCCATATCACTCTCCTTTAGTGCGCAAGTGGTTTTTCCAGAGGTTTTGCGCCGCGCTGGGCTTTTTGCAAAAACCACAATCCATCATCCCGTAATATTTCATCAACCCCATCCGTCGGTTGCTGAGTCTCACCCACTGCCAGACGCCAGGAGCGTTTCTACGAACTAACAGAATCTTTGCTTTACGGTTTTTCATCGCTTTGCTCTCCTGCGTCTCTTTGCTGCTCGTCGTGCCGCTGCAATACCGGTATGGCGGCGCTTTGGTGCCGGGATGATGTTGTCAGCCATCAGGACATGTGGCTTTGCAATTAGCGCAGAAGCCCAAAAACGAGTCGGGTACGGTAACAAGCCGATACATGCCACACGCATTACTCACCTCCTTTGATGCGAATGCCTGTTGCAATGCTGTTTATGATGCTGTCAGTGCATGGGGTAGAAAGCTGGGCATCTCCAGCAATTCTCATGACCTCAACATCTGCATATCGAATACCGAGGTGTATCAGACCGGCTATACCTGACTTAAGCCGAGCATTTTCCATAAACAGATCCTTTGCCCGCTGTTTTTCTGCCTCAAGCTCAACACGCAGCTTCCCTACCGTTAGTGCAATATCCTCGTTCTCCTGGTCACGGCGTTTGATGTATTGCAGGTTTCTTTCCCGTTCATCCAGCAGTTCCAGCACGGTAGCCGGGTTAGCCTCTGCTATGAATTCAGCGTTTGCATAAGCCTGAGCATCTGTTTCAACCAGGCAGTTAACATGACATTCTGCAATCACGCCACCGGGTTCTCCTTTCCATTTTTGACAAACAAAAACTCCTGTTAAATTGCCGTGCTGGTTAACAGATGTATGCCCTACGATGTAGCTTCCTTTAGTTGCTTTCTCTGCCTTTTCACGCAGTGTCTGATAATTAATCTCGCTCACTGGTTGCCTCCTTTACGCCACATCGCATTCAGATATTTGTTGTCATTAACAGAACCGAAACTCTTTCTCTTAAGCAATTCCTCTCTCGATGGCATTGGCTTTACGCGTTGGCGAATAATCATTTCTGCCGGAAGAATGCCGGGATTGCATGCAAGTCCTCTCATGATTTACTCTCCACGAACTGGTCAATAGCCATGCTAAGTGATACACCTAAAGTCTTGATATGCTGCTGAATATCCTGTAGCGTCTGCGCCTGAGATAACAGGATTTCACGGTTGCATAACTCTTTGACCAGATGCTCAAACTTGCTGTAATAACCGATACGACTTAGTGTTTCTTTCCCTGCATTCTCACCTTCTTTGATAATTCCTCTTTCGCTAAGAATCAGATCGTGTTTGGTTCCGGTAATAACGTATTTTCCGAGGTCGATGTTTAGCTTCATTGTTTTCATTGTTAATTCCTCAGTCATTACTGATAGCGCCATAGCGTGAGCGGTAATTACGCAGGCGCGGGTCGATATATTCAGGGAAGTTGGTATATGTGGCTTTGCGGAATGGTCGGATTGATGTTTCGTTTATTCGGTCTTTTTCCTGTTTTTCTGCGAGTTGTATATCGCGTCGGTACATCCGTTCTGCTTTTGTTTCTGGTGTCAGAGCAAGAAACGCGTCGAAATTGTTTTTGATATTTTCCAGCACCTCCGCCTTGGAGCTACCGGAGCAGTTGCGCGGGTCATCCGCACCATACAGAGGCGCTGGCATAATGGGAGCCTTATTTTCAGTAATCAGAAAGAAGGGTAATCGTTCTGGCTGTAACCATAATCATCTGCATGATTCTGGCTTACGTTTTTAGAGCGATTGTCTTTATCTTTGAGATGGGCAACCATGTTGGTGATAGTTTCTGGTTGCTTGCCTTCTGCCTTTTCTTTAAGGGTTTGACCTGTTTGTGCAATAAACGGGATGCGTATTTCCATCTGATAGCTGTCTGCACCAGTCCTTTTGTTTGTGGTTAATACTTTCTGGAGCACTAACCCGATTTTCTTTCCATGAAATTCAGGTGCAACAAATTTACTGGCGGAAACCATATGTTGCGTTAACTGCTTAATCCCAACACACCCCATCATGGCATGAACGACATTTGCACCAAACTTGTTTTCCGTTCCGTCATTTTTCTGAACACAAACGCTAAGATACTGGATTTTACGTCCGTCGTCGGATTCGCCAGAAAACTCAATAAATTTGGCTCCTTTTTCTGATTGCTTTAGTTCTGCTTCAGTAATGGTAATGATATGAGCGCCAGTTTCGTTAATAAAACCACCTTGCCCTGCGGTCAGTGCTGCTTCTTCGTTATAAGTAAAAATCACGTTGCTCATGCGGCGTTTTCCTTAATTTGATGAACATTATTGATGCCGTAGTAATCACAAACAGTGGCATCGACGAAAGAGAGATCGTTATCAATCTCATTGGAATCAAACATTCCCATTGGGGATTTAACAGTGTCTGCACCGTTGTTTTTTGTAGTGAAAAAGAACTGGTCATCACGGGTAAGGGTGCGAAGAACTATAGTAAACATGCCTTCGACAGTGATTTTCTCGTCCAGCATTTTGCCGATAGTTTTCATTTTCACACGCCCCATAGGGGTTTCTTCGGTGTGTGCAAGAAAATAGACTCTCAGGTCATCAGGTGCATCCTGTGCAGCCTTAATCACCTCCCATGCGTGGCGGCCTATCTCAGTGAATTTATCAAACGATTTTTCTTCTGAGCGGCGCATAAACTCATTGCTCATCACATACTGGAAGTCATCAACAATAACGATTCTTTTCCCGTATTCGTGAGCACGCTTAATTACGGCAACTATTACGTCCCATTTGTCAGTGGTAACTACGGTTCCTTTTTTTGCTCTGGCATCCCATGCCAGCCATTCTTTTGATTTAAATGGTAGCGGCTTGCCTATTGGTTTTATAAGTATTGCTTCCTCTGGATTGATATTTCTCATGCTGGTTGATTTTCCGGTGCCAGATTCACCGAGTATTAATGTTGCAGTTCCCATAATTCACCTCAGAATGGTAATTCGGATGAGGAGGAAAGAAACTCGCGCTCATTCATGCGCTCTCTTTGCGCCTGCCATAAGCAAAGTTGTTTCTTTGATTTATCTCCCGCTTTACGCCAGTAACGAGCCTCAGCAATGTGATATTCTCTTTTTAATCGACTTAACTCTGGAGTTTTCGCCAGTTCTACCGGAATCATTTTGACCTCCATTTCCTGTAGGCTTCGACGGCCTCACGAAACATCTTTTCATCACCAATAAAAGTGGCGATAGTGAATTTAGTCTGGATAGCCATAAGTGTTTTATCCATTTTTGGGAACTCCTGGCTGATTAAGTATGTCGATAAGGCGTTTCCATCCGTCACGTAATTTACGGGTGATTCGTTCAAGTAAAGATTCGGAAGGGCAGCCAGCAACAGGCCACCCTGCAATGGCATATTGCATGGTGTGCTCCTTATTTATTTACACATAACGAAAACGCCTCTAGTGAAGCGTTATTGGTATGCATATAAAAAAGCCCTCACATTGGAGGGCAAAGAAGATTTCCAATAATCAGAACAAGTCGGCTCCTGTTTAGTTACGAGCGACATTGCTCCGTGTATTCACTCGTTGGAATGAATACACAGTGCAGTGTTTATTCTGTTGTTTATGCCAAAAATAAAGGCCGATTATGCGGCCTCGGAAGGAAGTCCAATCATCTTATTCAAATCTTCTACCCGTAAAGCAGGAAGTGCTGTACTTGCTTTATCTGCTTCTTTTGGTAGCAATTCTTTGCTTTCAGGCCAAACTTCAATAAGTCGCTTAACTGTTGTGACTGATTTCAAAGCAGCCCATACATTTGATTCGATATCCTTTTTCTTGGCTTCAAGTTTTTGTTGCAATGCGCAGATTTCATCAAACCTTTTTGTTATTTCGTGTTCTGCGTCAAACATGCATTTATCTTTGATCGGAGTAGGGAGCAATATATCTTTGCCGTTGCCGTCTTTCCCATATGAATGCCATCCAACCCTTCTGCCAGATACAGTCAGATAAATTGAAGTAGAACTAACATCGTATGAGTAAAATGAACATCCCATCTTTCCAAGTTCTTCACTTATAGCTACCAACTTGGATGATAACTGATCCACTTCCTCAGTTTTCTTTTTACCGCCAAACGCAATAACTCTGGCGTCAAGTGCAAGCTGGTTCTTTAACTTTGTTACTTCTTCAAGTTCAGTGAACACCCCGGACTTAATTAAAGCGTTACGAGCGATTTCCTCTTTCATTCTCGTAGTTAAGCGGATTGATGACATATTAATTCCTCTCAAATAAGTGGTTTGCTGCCTAATTTCATTTTCTGGCGACCAACACAAGTCACCTTGCCGTCAGTTGTTTGGATTTCCGGTAGCCTGCCGCGTAAATGGCTACGTTTGGAAGACATACACCAGTTTCTGGTTGCTTATGTCCAAACTCATTCGCGTACACAATGGCCGCTCGCTCCAGATTGCGTCTGTATTCTTTCTGTTGCCAGATCACGTCCTGTGCCATGAACTTAATTGGCTTAGCGTCTTCTATGCGCTCAGGCGTTTCGTGAGTACCTTTAGCCTGAATCTGCGCTCTGCTTAGAGTAGGGCGGTGTAATACTTCTGAACTTATTGCTTCTTCGCGGGCCAGCACGCCGTTAGCTAATGCCTTTGCCTTTAAACGCTCACGACGACGAGAACGTGAATTGCCTTTGAACTGAGTTCTGCGTGTCATATGGAACCTCCTGATGAACTTTGGCGGTGAATACAGCCGGGCGACTAACTCCGGTCGCGTAATCATTGCAAAGCGCCTCCGCCGAGAAGGTTAGCTTCTGCATTCACCCCAAAGTTCACTTTGGTTATTGCGCTTTGTCAGCGCCGTAGATTCATATTCGAATCGTTGTATATTCACCGCCCTGGTGAGTAGTGCGTCCTGCTGATGTGTTTAGTATCACCGCTAGTGGTATTTGTGTCAACACCGCTAGAGATAACTCATCACCGCAGATGGTTATCTGTATGTTTTTTATATGAATTTATTTTTTGAATTGGGGTATTGCTTTGGAGGGCGAGAGATCAGAATTGCGATGTTTAGTGAGTTGTATCTATTTATTTTTCAACAAATACAATTGGTTATGTGTTTTTAGGTGGGGCGATCGTGAGGCAAAGAAAACCCGGCGCTGAGGCCGGGATGAGGATTATGTTATCTCTTTGACATAAAGTATTATCGCGGACTTTATTTCACCATCTAGTTCTTTTGCGTTGATTGACAAATGAACTGGTTTTCTATCCCACTCAGCTTGCTGAAGAGCTTTTTTATGCTCGGATGCGTCGAGAAAAACATCTTGTACTATGCACGATATTCTTAGATCGGAGTCAACATTTCTCACTTGCACTTTGAAGCTCTCTGGATCAGTGGAGTCAACCTTTTCAATGCGATAATTTCCATCAAGGCGGATCTCCATTGATTTCCGCCTTGCATTTGTAGTGAGGGTTTTGGATAGATCTGCATCCAATACAACGCCATCAATCTGAGCTGTATCAGCCTTGACAAATGATTTAACTATGTCGGTTTTTGCGTCATGAGCAAGTCTTTCCATGTTGTCTAGCTTGGGTTTTTCGCTAATAATCTGAGTCAATAATTCACTTCGTTTTGTTTCCTGCTCAGACATGAAGCGCATGGTCGCAAGGTGTTCACGCTCAGACTCGCTTTTTACTTCTGCCATGCGAATCTCTTTGCGGTCTTCTAGATATTTTTTGAATAGGACGACGCCGCCCCATATAAGAGCGACCCCTAAAACTGTAATAACGATCTCTTGAGGGCCCACTTTACTCACCGCAGTTTGTATAACCTCACCCATGAACCCATCCATATTAACTTCTATCAAGGACGAGCCATTCTCAACATTCACCTGAATTTCGATAGCTTCCTTCTCTTCTTTTGAAAGCTTTCTTGGGTCAGGAACTCCGTACTTTAACAATGCATAAGCTCGGTTTATTTGGGCCTGCATTTCAACAAAACCCTTCATGACAGAAGGAGTCAAACTGCCATGAAATTTGTCACCAGTAAGACGGAAGGTTAAGTTAGGCCACCCTTCAAATGATATTCCATCAGGAAGATCTTGCCCAGCGATGTACATCTCAACAAAACGCAAAGCATCTTCTTCGGAATGAATAACCGCCGTGCTGATTTCCAAGACTAAGCCTCTATAATTATTAATAATTTCAAATGATTGCTGTTTTTATTAGGAGACATTTAGCCCTTCATCACCCAAACGTCTCTTCAGGCCACTGACTAGCGATAACTTTCCCCACAACGGAACAACTCTCATTGCATTGGATCATTGGGTATTGTGGGTTTAGTGGCTGTAGAAACACCTGACCGCTATCCCTGATCAGTTTCTTGAAGGTAAACTCATCACCCCCAAGTCTGGCTATGCAGAAATCACCTGGCTCAACAGCCTGCTCAGGGTCAACAAGAATTAACATCCCGTCAGGAAAACTGGGTTTGGAACCTGTTGGTGCGGTCATTGAGTTACCTTCAACCTCAAGCCAAAATGCAGAATCACTGGCTTTTTTGGTTGTGCTTACCCATCTCTCCGCATCGCCTTTGGTAAAGGTTCTAAGCTCAGGCGAGAACATCCCGGCCTGAACATGAGAAAAAACAGGGTACTCATACTCACTTCTAAGTGACGGCTGCATACTAACCGCTTCATACATCTCGTAGATTTCTCTGGCGATTGAAGGGCTAAATTCTTCAACGCTAACGTTGAGAATTTTTGCAAGCAATGCTGCGTTATAAGCATTTAATGCATTGATGCCATTAAATAAAGCACCAACACCTGACTGCCCCATCCCCATCTTGTCTGCGACAGATTCTTGGGATAAGCCAAGCTCATTTTTCTTTTTTTCATAAATAGCTTTAAGGCGACGTGCGTCCTCAAGCTGCTCTTGTGTTAACGGTTTCTTTTTTGCGCTCATGCATTAAATCTATCACCGCAAGGGATAAATATCTAACACCGTGCGTGTTGACTATTATACCTCTAGCGGTGATAATGATTACCTGTACTAAGGAGGTTGTATGGAACAACGCATAACCCTGAAAGATTATGCAATACGCTTTGGGCAAACCAAGACGGCTAAAGATCTCGGCGTATATCAAAGCGCGATTAACAAGGCCATTCATGCAGGCCGAAAGATTTTTTTAACTATAAACGCTGATGGAAGCGTTTATGCGGAAGAAATAAAGCCCTTCCCAAGTAACAAAAAAACAACTGCATAAGTAACACCGCTCTTTTCACAATGGACATTCGTCCTACGTCGCTGACAAAGCGAGTCCCAATATATCTGACCAACTAAGGCCATATGCGTTTCCACGCATACCTTTCAACTAGCTATTCACTATTGGAAATCTTAAGAAATGGAACAAACAAGTTACAGCAAACTATCACAGCGAGAAATTGATCGCGCTGAAACTGATTTACTCATCAACCTGTCAACGCTTACCCAGCGCGGTCTGGCAAAGATGATTGGCTGTCATGAATCGAAGATAAGCAGAACGGACTGGAGATTTATTGCTTCGGTCTTGTGTGCTTTCGGAATGGCATCAGACATCAGTCCGATTAGTAGGGCTTTTAAGTATGCGCTTGATGGAATCACAAAGAAAAAATCCCCGGTGGCCGCCGGGGACTCTAAGCAAATTGATATGCAATTCTGAGGGAATTACTGGATCAATCCACAGGAGTCATTATGACAAATACAGCAAAAATACTCAACTTCGGCAGAGGTAACTTTGCCGAACAGGAGCGTAATGTGGCAGATCTCGATGATGGTTACGCCAGACTATCAAATATGCTGCTTGAGGCTTATTCAGGCGCAGATCTGACCAAGCGACAGTTTAAAGTGCTGCTTGCCATTCTGCGTAAAACCTATGGGTGGAATAAACCAATGGACAGAATCACCGATTCTCAACTTAGCGAGATTACAAAGTTACCCGTCAAACGGTGCAATGAAGCCAAGTTAGAACTCGTCAGAATGAATATTATCAAGCAGCAAGGCGGCATGTTTGGACCAAATAAAAACACCTCAGAATGGTGCATCCCTCAAAACGAGGGAGGTTCCCCTAAAATGAGGGACATCCCTCAAAACGAGGGAAAATCCCCTAAAACGAGTGATAAAACATCCCTCAAATTAGGGGATTGCTATCCCTCAAAACAGGGGGACACAAAAGACACTATTACAAAAGAAAAAAGAAAAGATTATTCGTCCGAGAATTCTGGCGAATCCTCTGACCAGCCAGAAAACGATCTTTCTGTGGTTAAACCGGATGCTGCAATTCAGAGCGGCAGCAAGTGGGGAACAGCAGAAGACCTGACCGCCGCAGAGTGGATGTTTGACATGGTGAAGACCATCGCACCATCAGCCAGAAAACCGAATTTTGCAGGGTGGGCTAACGATATCCGCCTGATGCGTGAACGTGACGGACGTAACCACCGCGACATGTGCGTGCTGTTCCGCTGGGCATGCCAGGACAACTTCTGGTCCGGTAACGTGCTAAGTCCGGCCAAACTCCGCGACAAGTGGACCCAACTCGAAATCAACCGTAACAAGCAACAGGCTGGCGTGACAGCTGGAAAACCAAAACTCGACCTGACAAACACTGACTGGATTTACGGGGTGGATTTATGAAAAACATCGCCGCACAGATGGTTAACTTTGACCGTGAGCAGATGCGTCGGATCGCCAACAACATGCCGGAACAGTACGACGAAAAGCCGCAGGTACAACAGGTAGCGCAGATCATCAACGGTGTGTTCAGCCAGTTACTGGCAACTTTCCCGGCGAGTCTGGCTAACCGGGACCAGAACGAACTGAATGAAATCCGCCGCCAGTGGGTTCTGGCTTTCCGGGAAAACGGGATCACCTCGATGGAACAGGTTAACGCAGGAATGCGCGTAGCCCGTCGGCAGAATCGACCATTTCTTCCATCACCAGGGCAGTTTGTTGCATGGTGCCGGGAAGAAGCATCCGTTATCGCCGGACTGCCAAACGTCAGCGAGCTGGTTGATATGGTTTACGAGTATTGCCGGAAGCGTGGCCTGTATCCGGATGCAGAGTCTTATCCGTGGAAATCAAACGCGCACTACTGGCTGGTTACCAACCTGTACCAGAACATGCGGGCCAATGCGCTGACTGACGCGGAATTACGGCGCAAGGCTGCCGATGAACTGACCTGTATGACAGCACGAATTAACCGTGGTGAGATGATACCTGAACCAGTAAAACAACTTCCTGTCATGGGCGGCAGACCTCTAAATCGAGCACAGGCTCTGGCGAAGATCGCAGAAATTAAAGCTAAGTTCGGACTGAAAGGAGCAAGTGTATGACGGGCAAAGAGGCAATTATTCATTACCTCGGGACGCATAAGAACTTCTGTGCACAGGACGTTTCCGCGGTAACAGGCGCAACCGTAACCAGCATAAATCAGGCTGCGGCTAAAATGGCGCGGGCAGGAATCCTGGTCATTGATAGTAAGGTCTGGCGAACGGTGTATTACCGGTTTGCTACCAGGGAAGAACGGGAAGGAAAGGTGAGCACGAACCTGATTTTTAAGGAGTGTCGCCAGAGTGCCGCGATGAAACGGGTATTGGCGGTATATGGAGTTAAAAGATGACCATCTACATCACTGAGCTAATAACAGGCCTGGTGGTAATCGCAGGCCTTTTTATTTGGGGGAGAGGGAAGTCATGAAAAAACTAACCTTTGAAATTCGATCACCAGCACATCAGCAAAACGCTATTCACGCAGTACAGCAAATCCTTCCAGACCCAACCAAACCAATCGTAGTAAGCATTCAGGAACGCAACCGCAGCTTAGACCAGAATCGAAAGCTTTGGGCTTGCCTTGGTGACGTCTCTCGTCAGGTTGAATGGCATGGGCGCTGGCTGGATGCAGAAAGCTGGAAGTGTGTGTTTACCGCAGCATTAAAGCAGCAGGACGTTGTTCCTAACCTTGCCGGGAATGGCTTTGTGGTAATAGGCCAGTCAACCAGCAGAATGCGTGTAAGCGAATTTGCGGAGCTATTAGAGCTTATACAGGCATTCGGTACAGAGCGTGGCGTTAAGTGGTCGGACGAAGCGCGACTGGCTCTCGAATGGAAAGCGCGATGGGGAGACAGGGCTGCATGACTATCAAATCAAATACGCCAGCACACGACAAGGACTGCTGGCAAACGCCGCTTTGGCTTTTTGATGCGCTGGATATTGAGTTTGGATTCTGGCTGGATTCGGCAGCGAGCGACAAAAATGCTCTGTGTGCTCACTGGCTAACTGAGGCCGACGACGCGCTCAATTCTGAGTGGGTAAGCCACGGTGCAATCTGGAATAACCCACCGTACAGCAATATCAGGCCGTGGGTGGAAAAAGCCGCTGAGCAGTGCATACAACAGCGACAGACGGTAGTTATGCTTGTGCCAGAGGATATGTCAGTCGGATGGTTCAGCAAGGCTCTGGAGAGTGTCGACGAAGTTCGCATTATCACTGATGGACGGATTAATTTTATCGAACCATCGACATGGCTGGAGAAGAAGGGAAACAGCAAAGGCTCCATGCTGCTGATTTGGCGACCGTTCATCAGTCCTCGACGGATGTTTACTACCGTATCCAAAGCGGCATTGATGGCGATCGGGCAGGGCGTCAGGAGGGCGGCATGAGGCGACAGCGACGAAGTATCACCGACATCATCTGCGAAAACTGCAAATACCTTCCAACGAAACGCTCCAGAAATAAACGCAAGCCAATCCCAAAAGAATCTGACGTAAAAACCTTCAACTACACGGCTCACCTGTGGGATATCCGGTGGCTAAGACATCGTGCGAGGAAAACAAGGTGATTGACGCGATGATTTATTCGGGGCTATATTCCTCACGCGCCAGCAAAATCTGGCGTCGGGATTAGCACCCCGGATATCGAAACGGTGCATAACCGCGCTGGCGGTTTTTTTATGCGCTAAGCACAGTCACATTCGCGATTTATGGCGGGCTGTGTGGGGGAGCCGAAAGGCTCGCCGGATGTTTCGACCGGTAGTGCTAACCCCGCACAGTTCGCCACCACGATGATTAGCACCTGACGGTGGCGAGGTAAAAATTATCGAAACGCGAGGTCATTATGGCTGTTCAAATTTCTGTCGAAAACCTTTCCCCTGTTACCTATAACCAGATCCCCGTAATTACTACTGAACTGTTGGCTCACCTTTACGGAACAAAAATCAAAAACATTTCTGATAACTTTCTGAACAACACGACGCGATTCATGCCCGGAAAGCATTACTTTAAAATTGAAAAAAACGAATTACGCGAGTTTAAGAACAGACCCGAAACAATCGGGTTAGTTGGTAAAAATGCCCGCTCCCTCATCCTCTGGACAGAACGCGGAGCAGCCCGTCATGCAAAAATGCTCGAAACCGATCAGGCGTGGGAAGTGTTCGAAAAACTGGAAGACTGCTATTTCAGCCAGGGCGAGAAAAATACTGGCAAACAAGAGAAGAAGCTCAACGGGCTTTCCGCAAAAGAAACAGACAGCCTTGTATGGCTATGGGATTATGCTAACCGTTCACAGGCATTATTCCGCGAACTGTATCCGGCGCTAAAGCAAATTCAATCGAACTATTCTGACAGGTGCTACAACTACGGTCATGAGTTCTCGTATGTTATTGGAATGGCGAGAGACGTTTTAATCAATCACACACGAGATGTTGATATTAATGAGCCAGATGGACCAACGAATCTTTCCGCATGGGTAAGGCTTAAGAGCAAAGAGTTGCCGCCTTCACTGCATCGCTACTGACAATTGACAACTTAACAAACCCAGCTTCGGCTGGGTTTTTTATTGCTGAATTTTCAATATGAGAGGGCATGACAATGAACGAGCTGATAAATAGCAACGTCATCAAAATGACAAGCATTGAAATCGCTGAGTTGGTGGGAAGTCGTCATGACAAGGTGAAACAATCCATTGAACGACTGGCGGTTCGAGGTGTGATCCGAAATCCCCCAATGGTGGTTTTCGAAAAAATCAATAACTTAGGATTACTTCGTGGCGTAGATGCTTACGTTTTTGAGGGCGAACAAGGTAAGCGCGACAGCATTATTGTCGTTGCTCAGTTGTCGCCAGAGTTCACCGCTCGTCTTGTTGACCGTTGGCGAGAACTCGAAGGGGCAACCGCGAAAATACCACAAACCTTTTCTGAGGCATTGCGCCTTGCGGCCGACCTTGAAGACCAGAAGGCTGAACTGGAGAAACAGCTTGCTCTCGCAGCACCTAAAGTTGAGTTTGCCGATCGCGTTGGCGAGGCCAGCGGAATTTTGATTGGAAACTATGCAAAGGTTGTTGGAATTGGTCCAAACAAACTGTTTGCGTGGATGCGCGATCACAAAATCCTTATTACTTCAGGTGCCCGGCGCAATGTGCCAATGCAGGAATATATGGAGCGCGGCTATTTCACAGTGAAAGAAACAGCGGTCAACACAAATCACGGAATACAGATATCGTTCACCACAAAAATCACCGGGCGTGGTCAACAGTGGCTGACCAGAAAGCTGCTCGATAACGGAATGCTGAAAGTAACAGGGGAGGCTGCTTAATGGCTAAACCAGCGCGAAGGAAATGCAAAATATGCAAGGAATGGTTTCACCCGGCATTCTCAAATCAGTGGTGGTGCTGCCCGGAACACGGAACTCAATTAGCACTCGAACGACGAAGTAAAGAACGCGAAAAAGCGGAAAAAGCAGCAGAGAATAAACGACGACGAGAGGAGCAGAAACAGAAAGATAAACTGAAGATTCGAAAACTCGCCTTAAAGCCCCGCAGTTACTGGATTAAACAAGCCCAACAAGCCGTAAACGCCTTCATCAGAGAAAGAGACCGCGACTTACCATGTATCTCGTGCGGAACGCTCACGTCTGCTCAGTGGGATGCCGGACATTACCGGACAACTGCTGCGGCACCTCAACTCCGATTTGATGAACGCAATATTCACAAGCAATGCGTGGTGTGCAACCAGCACAAAAGCGGAAATCTCGTTCCGTATCGCGTCGAACTGATTAGCCGCATCGGGCAGGAAGCAGTAGATGAAATCGAATCAAACCATAACCGCCATCGCTGGACTGTCGAAGAGTGCAGGGCCATCAAGGCAGAGTACCAACAGAAACTCAAAGACCTGCGAAACAGCAGAAGTGAGGCCGCATGACGCTCTCAGTAAAAACCATTCCAGATAACAAGGGAGAAGTCGCATGGGCATAAGAGAACTAAACCTCACCAAAGAACAGCACGATTGGCTGAATGGCTGGCTTGAACTGTGGGGCGCATGGGTTTATTCAGGTCGTCTGGAAAAGCGCATGAGCAGCGTAATAGCGAAGTTCATGGAGAGCGTAGAGCCGGGAAGAGTTATGACAAGACCAATGTGTAATGATGATGATGGAATGTTGATTTCTCAGGTCGTCGATTCCGTCATGTACATTGACAAGAAAGCCTTCGGCATCCTCCTCAGCTACTACGCTCATGGTTCTTCCAGGCACGCCATTGCATCTTACTATCATTGCGTCGCAAGACCTCGCAAGATGTTATGCCGGGGCGGCGGGCGCATTCAAAAACCATCGCTCGCAACCTGTCGACGGGAAGTTGACGAAATCCTTAATGCCTCGTTGTTTATGATTTACCCGGTTCTGGATAGTGCGTTTAAAAACCGGAAACGTGTAGAGAAAATTAAACATGTAGCATAGGACGTGTTGACATCATTGAGCAAATGAGCAACACTATTGGCATATGCTGCCGTTAGTGACTCTTAAGTTGCAACGGTGGCTTTTTTTATTTGGGTCAGTCGTATAAAGGTCATTACGGAAGGCTGTTAACCTTCTTATCGTGGTTCGATTCCCGCTACCCGCTCCAGATTTATTATCAGGCTCGCTTCGGCGGGCTTTTTTTGTATCTGCGCCACGCCCGGCGCATATCAACCACAGAGCCTTTCGGGGGTGAGCTTACGGAGTGGTCAGTGTGACTTTCTCTGTGGGCAGATCGCTCCCGGGCGTTGGCTCACCCACCCAAAGGAACGTCACGATGTTTGGTATTTTTGGTAAAAAAGCCCGCCGAGCGGCAGTGGAAATTAAAAAGTTTGAGAAACGTGATCTGGCACAGGCGGTTATTAATGCAGCCTATCTGGTGGCCTATGCAGATGGTGAATGTGAGGCTTCAGAGAAAGCGAAGATCGAGCAGGTCTTGCGTAACCAGCCTGCGTTGTCCGCGTTTACGTCAGAAATTAATGCGATTAGCGCAACCATTATCGGTCAGCTGGATACGAACTTTAAAATTGGTCGTCGAGCGGCGTTACGTGAGATCGAGGATGTGAAACACGATACGCGTGAAGCGGAAGACGTGCTGGATGTGGCGGTGGCCGTTGCCGAAGCAGACGGCGAAATAGAGCCGGAAGAGCGCAAGGTGCTGGAAGAGATTGCCGGTGTTCTGGGCCTTCGTCTGGAGAATCATCTGTGACGGTAAAAATGCGTCTGGCTGTGGTTGCGCTCCTGCTGTTTCTGGTGGTGATGGTGGACTTCAGCAGCCGGATAATGTCAGTGCTGGCTGACGGTGTGCTGGTGGCGGGTGTGGTGGTTGTTGCTTCCCCGTTGCTGAAAAAGAAAGCATCAGGCGATTAGCAGGGTATCAGTTACCCGTTGAAATTTTTAAATACCTCACAATTCAGGCGGTTGACTGTTGTCTGGTTTGCGGGGAGTTTGTTAAAAGAAACTGGCATGGTGAATCCCCCTGTGCGGAGGGGCAATCAGCAACTGGTGTTTTGTCACCGACCCTTATCCTTTCTGTGCGGGTTCAGGTGCTGATACTGAACTCACCGGGAGGCACCCGGCACCATGCAATGGCACATAGCGCCACTCTCCAGCCCCTCTCCGGAGGGGCTTTCTTATGGACAAAAAAAGCCCGCGCTGGGAGACGCGGGCGGCAAGGAATAAACAACAAAACGTGAAGTAATATTTCAGCTGGCGAATAATATCCGACAGTAATCACTCTGCGCAATAGCGCGGCCTTTTTCGTATTGCGGGCTGTAGTCTTCCTCCTGCCATTGTCCTGTAACTTCCGGACTTCAGCCCGTTCCCTCATCTGACTCACAACATTATCCCGACCGGGAGGATTCATGACATTTAAACACTATGACGTGGTCAGGGCGGCGTCGCCGTCAGACCTTGCGGAGCGACTGACTCAAAAACTGAAGGAGGGGTGGCAGCCATTTGGCAGTCCGGTGGCCATCACGCCCTATACCCTGATGCAGGCCATTGCGGCGGAAGGTGATGTCACCACACCGGTGGTGGTGCAACCGTCGGGTGATGGTGGCGCTGTTATCAGCACCACCAGCGAACCGGAATATTACTTTGTCATTGCGCTGGCCGGGCAGTCCAACTCGATGTCTTTTGGCGAGGGGCTGCCGCTGCCGGATACGTATGATCGTCCTGACCCGCGTATTAAGCAACTGGCGCGTCGCAGCACGGTGACACCGGGCGGTGCGGCCTGTGCATATAACGACATTATTCCTGCAGACCATTGTCTGCATGATGTGCAGGACGTGAGTAATCTGAATCACCCGAAAGCAGACCTCAATAAAGGGCAGTATGGCTGTGTGGGGCATGCCCTGCATGTGGCCAAAAAACTGCTGCCGTTTATGCCTGCCCGTGCGGGGATCCTTCTTGTCCCGTGTGGACGTGGCGATTCGGGATTTACTGCGGGAGCAGAGGGCGCGTTTAATGAGGCGTCGGGTGCGACAGCGGGATCTTCCCTGTGGGGGGTGGATAAACCGTTGTATCGTGACCTGGTCAGCAGAACGCGTGCAGCCCTGAAGAAAAATCCGAAAAACGTGCTGTTGTCGGTGATCTGGATGCAGGGGGAAAAAGATGTCAGTTCGGGGAGACATGCAGAACACAATGCGCTTTTCCTTGCCATGGTAAATCAGTTCCGTACGGAACTGGCAGATGTGGCAGAGCAGTGTACTGGCGGGACAACGGCCAGCGTCCCGTGGATTTGCGGTGATACCACGTACTACTGGAAGGAAAGGTATGCAGCGCCGTATGAGGCGGTTTACGGTGGGTATAAAGGCAAAGTTGCGCAGAATATTCACTTTGTGCCGTTGATGACGGATGAGCATGGTGTGAATGTGCCGACAAACGAGCCGTCAGAAGATCCGGACATTATCCCGGCGGGATACTATGGCGCTGCCTCACGCACTGCCAGTAACTGGACGGCAGCCGATCGTAAAACGCACTTCAGTTCATGGGCGCGAAGAGGCCTTGTTTCAGACCGCCTGGCAGGTGCCATTTTGCAGTACGCCGGGCGGACATTATCGTTCCTTACCGGGCAGAGCGCACCGCAGTCGGGTGGTACAACTCCTGTCAGTCCGGGGACACCGGATGTTGAGAAACCGCAGGATGGCGGTGTTGCTGGTACTGGTCATGATGGGGCCGTGAGCAGTACCAGGACGGTGGCTGAATATGATGCGAACAGTGGAAATGGTGCATTGACAGAGCAGCAGTGGGGTGCTTCCGGCGGCAAAGGCACTGTGACTGATGACGGTGGACGGAAAGCGCTGCGACTGGAAAAACAGCCCGGTAAACTGACGTCCTGGAAAATGTTCCGTACTGTTGCAGTGGAGGAGGCAAAAAATTTTCTCAGCAAGGGGGGGGAAATTGCCGTACGGTTCAAAATTCCGGATGGAAGCGAACTGGTGAACGGACAGTTTGTCTTTGGTCTCTACTGGCCGGTGTCGCAGTGGGCGTCAGGCGCGGCAGCAAACAGTATGCTGGCATCATTCTTCCTTCAGACGGATGCATCAAATCTGAATCTTATGCACCACAAGGGCACGTCGAATGCACAACTGGGTACATTTGGTGCGTTTGACCATAACTGGCATACGGTTGTTTTCCGCTTTGCGGGAAATAACAGCGAAAGAGTCGTTCCGGTGATTGATGGTACAGAGCAGACGGCGTTTGACCTTGTGATGTGGACAAATGATGGCTTTACAGCAGATACGCTGACGCTGACAGATATCACGGGGGCAAAAGCGACGTATCCGGTACTGCTTGATACGGTCACAGTCAAAGTTAACGAAAACCGGGAATCAGCATAA